CTGCAGCAGCTTCTAAAGTTGTGTTTGTTGTATCACCTTCAAGTACTACTAAGCCTGCCGCCCTGGCTGCTGCAGGTAACGGAGCAATTGTCTCAGGACGACCTGATGATATTGGTGTTGTACAAGTCGGTAAGACAGCAGACTTCTCCACTGCATTCCAGATGGCTCAGGTCTATGAGCGTCGGATCAGTGAAGCATTCTTGATTCTTAATCCACGAAATGCTGAACGTGTAACGGCTGAAGAAATCCGTATGACTCAGCTCGAACTAGAGCAGCAGTTAGGCGGACTATTCTCTTTGCTTACCACAGAGTTTCTTGTACCGTATCTAAGTAGAAAACTTTCAGTTGCTCAAAAGACTGGAGAGATTCCACGTATTCCAAAAGGTATTGTACGTCCCACAATTGTTGCTGGTATTAGTGCACTTGGCCGTGGTCAAGATGCTGTGAGCTTAGCTCAGTTCTTGCAAACTATTGCAGGAACCATGGGTCCAGAAGCTATCGCTCAATATATTAATCCAACTGAAGTTGTTAAACGTCTTGCTGCATCACAAGGTATCGATACATTGAACCTTGTTAAATCTCAAGAAGAGCTACAGCAGGAACAGCAACAACAACAAGAGATGATGATGGCACAGGCTGATCAACAAGCTCAGATTGATATGGCTAAAACACCCATGATGGATCCAACAAAAAATCCTGAACTAAATGCTCAGCTACAAGCTGAAGCCGAATAAATTTATTACCACCTATGGAACAATTAACTGTAGACGGATCAGAAGCTACACCTGAAGGTATTGTCTTAAATGCTGATGAGCAAGACTCTCTTGCCGTTGGCTCACAGATGGTCGAAGAACAGGAGCAGCTTCTGGCTGGAAAATATAAATCCCCTGATGATCTTGAAAAGGCTTACCTAGAGCTACAGCAGAAGCTTGGTTCTAATGAAGATAATGAAGAAACTTTTGAAGAGGAAACCTTCGAGGAAGACTCTGAAGAACAGACTGAAGGTTCAGTTCTAGACCAGCTTTGGGATGAGTACCAGACAGACGATGGGGTATCTGATGATCTTGCCCAACAAATTAATAATCTTGATCCATCAGATATTGCCCGTGAATATCTAGAATATCGTAGTAATGAAGTTCAGCGTCCAGACAACAGAAGTCAAGAACTTGACGACAGTACTGTAAATTCTTTGTACGAAACTGTTGGTGGTGAGGAGTCCTATAACGCACTTCTTCAATGGGCATCTGATAACTTCCAACCCGCTGAGATTGAGATGTATGACTCTGTTGTGAAAAGCGGAGATCCTAATTCAATCTTCTTTGCCATGTATGCACTTAATCAACGCTATCAAAATGAGACTGGTGTTGATGGTGAGCTGCTTACAGGCAAGGCAGCTTCTACTGTGAAGCAAGGTTTTAGTAGTCAGCAGGAAATGATTGCTGCTATGAATGATCCTCGTTATGACCGTGATCCTGGTTATCGGGAGCAGGTAATGGCAAAGCTTTCACAATCCAATATTAACTTCTAATGAACGATACACAGATCTGGCCCATCGAACCAAAAATGTACACCCAAGAGGTAACTGTGAACCACAATGAAAATGCAGAGAAGCTCAATGGTCGCCTAGCAATGCTAGGTGTCATTGCTGCTATTGGTGCTTATGTAACAACAGGACAACTTATTCCAGGAGTATTTTAATGCCACAAGGTAAAGGAACATACGGCACTAAGAAAGGCCGTCCTCCAAAGAAAAAATGCAGCTGTAAGTAATGTCTAATAATGTCAGTCTACAGATCGGCAAACATAAATCACGTTCAGGTGGACTGACAAAAGCCGGACGTGATAAGTACAACAGAGAAACAGGCTCGAACTTAAAAGCACCACAGCCTGGAGGTGGCGCACGTAAGAAATCTTTCTGTGCACGTATGTCTGGTGTCAAAGGACCGATGAAAAAGAATGGAAAGCCAACCCGTAAGGCATTGGCACTTCGTAAATGGAAATGTTAGATGGCTAAGCAACGAGTAGACAAGAAAGCCTTTGGAAGTAACTTCATTGCTCAATCAATGGACATCGGTCCAGGGCATAAAGGTGCACAAAAGAAACAAAAAATTTACAACAAAGGCAAGAGTACTTCTAATCCTAATGAAAGAGATGTCTTTCTAAAAAGGTCTGGTCCTCAACTTCCACTTGCTAAATCAAAATCAAAGAAAAAGTATGGCTAAGCAAGGTCTTTATGCAAACATCCATGCCAAACGCAAGCGTATTGCTGCTGGTAGTGGTGAAAAAATGAGGAAGCCCGGGTCTGCTGGAGCACCTACGGCTAAAAACTTTAAACGCTCCGCAAAAACTGCAAAGAAAAAGTAACACCCAACTATTAATTTTAAAATGAAAACTCTTATTATTGCTTCACTCCTCCTTGGCGCTGCTGGTGCAGCACAAGCTGGTCCATATGTAAACGTCGAAGCTAACTCTGGCTTCGTTGGTTCTGAGTATGGCGGTACTGTCATCGATAACCATCTTGGTTATGAAGGTGATAACTGGTATGTCCAGGCCGGTCCTGCTGCTTTGGTACCGGATGGTGGTGATGCTGAACTGGAGTGGTCCGGCAAGCTTGGCGGTTCTACGGCTCTTAGTGAGTCGGTTTCTCTGTATGGAGAAGTCTCGTTTTTGACCGGTGATGAAGATACTAACTACGGCACCAAAGCTGGCGTTAAGTGGTCCTTCTGATTAGCTAAATAGATTCTTGTGGGAGGTGCAATTCCTCCCTTAGCTCTAGCCAGCCAAGGCTTAAAACTGGTCTTACTTATCTCTACTTACCCAACCATGAACTATTACTTAAATGACCGCTGTACTTTCAAGACCACAAAAACTAAATAACTGGGAAGCCTTTTGTAACTGGGTTACATCTACTAACAATCGTCTGTATGTCGGTTGGTTTGGGATCCTCATGATTCCTACGTTGCTTGCAGCAACCACCTGTTTTGTTATCGCCTTCGTTGGCGCACCACCTGTAGATATTGATGGAATTCGTGAACCAGTTGCAGGATCGCTCCTGTACGGAAATAACATTATATCGGGAGCAGTTGTCCCGTCTAGCAATGCAATCGGCCTGCACTTCTATCCCATCTGGGAAGCAGCCAGTCTCGATGAATGGCTCTACAACGGTGGACCATTCCAACTCGTTGTCTTCCATTTCCTTATCGGTATCTACTCTTACATGGGACGCGAATGGGAACTTAGCTACCGGCTAGGTATGCGCCCTTGGATCTTTGTTGCTTACTCAGCACCTGTAGCTGCAGCTAGTGCTGTCTTCTTGGTATATCCCTTTGGACAAGGTTCTTTTTCAGATGCGATGCCTCTTGGCATTTCCGGCACCTTCAACTACATGTTGGTCTTCCAGGCTGAACACAATATTCTTATGCATCCTTTTCATATGCTTGGTGTTGCCGGCGTATTTGGTGGGGCTTTGTTCAGTGCTATGCATGGTTCTCTTGTCACCAGTTCCTTGGTTAGGGAGACGACCGAAAATGTATCTCAGAACTATGGGTATAAATTTGGACAGGAAGAAGAGACATATAATATTGTCGCTGCTCACGGATACTTTGGACGATTGATCTTTCAATATGCATCATTTAATAATTCGCGTAGTCTCCACTTTTTCTTGGCTGCATGGCCTGTGCTTGGCATTTGGTTTACAAGCTTGGGTGTTAGCACTATGGCTTTCAATCTTAACGGATTCAACTTTAATCAATCCATTGTCGATAACGGGAACCACGTTATCCCTACTTGGGCTGACATTCTTAACCGTGCGGGACTTGGAATGGAAGTAATGCATGAGCGTAATGCTCATAACTTCCCATTGGATTTGGCTTCAGTTGATTCCACACCAGTGGCATTAACTGCTCCAACTATTGGATAAGCAAACGTACGTTCATCAACATCCGTCTATCAGGACAAGTTACCAATAACGGATTACGACGCATCACATCTGACCATGGAACGGGGGTCAGGTACTTCGGAGAATTATCATGCCTTCTGTTGAACTTCGTCAACGAGTACGTGAACAGGAAATTGCCCGTAAGGAGCAGTTGTTGAAGTATCGTGGCGTTTCTTATATCAAAGAGTCATATCAAATTGTCGCATCAAAATAAAGGGAACTGTGCAAAGGTTACAAGACTAATGCCACAGCCCGAAAAGAAAAAACCTTCTAATAATAATGAACAAGAAACCAACCAAGAGAATTGTAACCACAACTAAAGGCAGGCCAACCACGATGATTAAAGGCTTCCTTACTGGCGGTCTGGCAGGCGCCGCATTCCTCAGTGGATTTGGTACCAACCTCGGTGGTGCTGAGGGTGGAAAAACCATCAAAAAAATCTATAAGAAATGAGCAAAAAGAAAATCGGCCAGGTAGCTAGAACTATTCTTGGCGTGGCTGATGCTGCAACAGAACTTGCTGGTGCTTTTAATTCAGGAACTAAAACTAATTTAAAAGGTGCTGAAGGTAAAGCTCCAAAAGTTAAGTCTGCAGTTAAGCCTGTTTCCAATACATATAACAAACCACACGTGCCGGGTAAAATGTATAACCCCACACAGATTGGTTAAGTAGATGGTGTAGAGGGGGTTCGACTCCCCCTCCTACTATTGGCTTTGGCCCGTACGCGGATACCCTTAGCCGTCTAGACGGTGGGATAGACCACAAAAAATTTTCCAAACGTTTGGGAGTAAGGCTACATAATTAACTTTATTCCAGTATAATGGCACATCAAAATAGTAACGAACCGCTTGCTGATCTAACACGGCCCGGTTCAGATAATGGCGGGTCTGACCCCCGCGCCCTTTACCTTCGCCTATTTTCAGGGGAGATGTTTAAGGGTTTCCAAAATAACACAATCGCTCGTGACTTGATCATGAAGCGTACACTCAAGAATGGAAAGTCACTCCAGTTCATCTACACGGGACGCACTACAAGTGAGTTCCATGTTCCCGGACGGAGCATTCTTGGTAACGATGAGAGCGCACCTCCAGTCGCTGAGAAGACGATCACCTGTGATGATCTTTTGATCTCCAGTGCATTCGTCTACAACCTCGACGAAGTTCTCTCTCACTACGACCTGCGTTCTGAGATCTCTCGCAAGATCGGTTACGCATTGGCTGAGAAGTATGACCGCCTTGCATTCCGTGCAATCACACGTGGTGCTCGTGAGGCTCATCCAATCACCATGACTAACTTCAAGGAGCCAGGTGGTACTCAGATTCGTGTTGGTGCTACCACTAACGACTCTGATGCATTCTCCTCTGCTGCTCTTGTCTCTGCTTTCTATGACGCTGCTGCAGCTCTAGATGAGAAGGGTGTCAGTGGTGACGGACGTGTGGCTGTTCTCAATCCACGTCAGTACTACGAACTGATCCAAGCTGTTGGTTCCAATGGTCTTGTGAACCGTGACGCTCAGGGCACTGCTCTGCAAGGCGGCAACGGCATCATCGAGATCGCTGGTATCAAGATCTACAAGTCCATGAACATCCCGTTCCTGGGTAAGTACGGCACTGCTTACGGCGGCACCACTGGTGTTACCAGCCCTACCAACGTTGGTGACTTCGTTGGCGTCACTATGGAAGATGCTTCCGGTGCACAAGCTGGTATCCAGAATGACTATGGCACCGCTTCTGAAGTTGGCGCTAAGTCTTGCGGACTGATCTTCCAACGTGAAGCAGCCGGTATGGTCGAAGCTATTGGACCACAAGTGCAAGTCACTAATGGCGATGTATCCGTTGTCTATCAAGGCGACGTGATGCTTGGTCGTTTGGCTTGTGGTGCGGATTACCTGAACCCTGCAGCCAGCGTTGAGCTGTATGTAGGTGCTACAGCTCCTTCTGCATTCTAAATTTAATACTCATACGGGGTTCCTTCGGGAGCCCTTTTTTTTATTTATTAAGTTATACATATGACATTACCAACCACTAACGCTTCAAAAGAATTACCAGCAATTAATGAAATCTTGGCGTCAGTTGGTCAAGCGCCTGTCACCACACTCGATCAAACCAACCCGGACGTTGCGATTGCATACAACACTCTGCTGCAAGTGTCACGAGAGGTGCAGGCAGAGGGATGGACATTTAACACTGAATATGGATATGACTTTGCAGTTGATACTGATAACGAAGTAAAGATTCCTAATAATATTATTCAAATTGATTTAGCAGAATCACCTGCTAATATTAATCGTGATGTAGTTCGACGTAGTGGAAAGCTATACGATCGACATAAGCATTCTGATAAATTTACAGATGTAACTTCCTTGAAGTGTGATGTTATCTGGGAGTTTGATTGGGTAGATCTTCCAGCACCTATTCAAAACTTTATTACAGCTAGAGCTTCTGCAATTGTGTCACAACGAATTGTTGGTGATACAAATCAATTTAATATCTTGATGCAGAACGAACAATATACAAGAGCACTTGCTATGGAATATGAATGTAATCAGGCTGACCTTTCGTATTTTGGTAAGCCTTACGGTTCTGCAAAAAGTGTATATCAAGGCTTTCAACCGTTCCATGCATTAATTAGATAATGGTCGCAGTAACACAAGTAATTCCAGATTTATTGGGTGGTATATCTCAACAACCTGATAACCAAAAAGATACAGGAGATCTTTCAGACTCTATTAATGCTTACCCTGATGTAACGCTTGGTCTTGTTAAACGTCCTGGTCTGCAATATGTTTATGAAACCACTACAGGACTTACTGATCTTGATGGTGGTAAATGGTTCTTCATTAACCGTGATGGTAATGAAAAATATCTTGCATGTCTTCAGCCTGGTACTACGTCTTCCAACGGTTCTTTCCGTATCTTCAATGCAGCAACAGGCGTCGAATCAACAATTACCTATCCTGATGGCAAGTCGTATCTAGAAGGTGTTAAAGGTAATTTTAAAATTTTGACAGTTCAAGATACTACATTTATTGTTAATAAGACCATAACAGTACAAGCTCAAGCAACCCCTTCTTATACAGCAAATCTTTATGCTGATATTGTTATTGAATCTTTAGCTTACGATACTGAATATACTGTTGTTATCACATCTGGTGGTACAACTTATACATGTACACATACCACACTTGCTAACAAAGCAGCATATGGTGGAGTTGGTATTAACCTGAGTGATGTAAAAAACGGTGTCAAAGCTGCAATCAACGCCCAGAATATTCCTGGACTCGTTGTTGATGGGATTTCGAATGGTCCTGTAATTCAACTTTCTTCCTCTACTCCACTTTCTAAGCTCTCAGCCACATCTGACCCAGGCCAGGATAGAATTAGAATCTTTGGTGAAACTGTTGCCAATATATCTGAACTACCGTCCTATGGTCAGAATAATCGTAAAGTTAAAGTTATCAATAGTGAAGTAAAAGAAGATGATTATTGGGTCGAATTTTTTACCCATAATAGTCCTGATGAAGGTAAAGGTTATTGGCAAGAATGTAAATCACCCGCTGTTAGTGCCGGACTAGACGACACTACAATGCCGCATCAACTTATCAATACGGCTCCTGATACATTTGTCTTTCAAGAAATTAACTATATCAACCGTCGGGTTGGTGATGACCTAACAAATCCACATCCAAGTTTTAAAGGTAATAAAATAAGAAATGTATTTGGTTATGGCAATAGAATTGGATTTATATCAGCAGATAATGTCATACTAAGTGCGGCATCTGATTTCTTTAGTTTTTATTTTAGGTCAGCTCGTCTGATTATTGACTCAGATCCTATTGACTTGAAAGCGCAGTCTGAACGGCCTGTGACCTTATTGTCAACATTAGGTACCCCTCAAGGCTTACTGCTTTTCAGTACTGATCAGCAATTCCTTCTACGTGCTGCTGATAATGTTATCTCTCCTTCTACTTGTAGTATTAGGAAGATTTCTAACTATGATATTAGTGCTGATGTAGAGCCTCTATTACTTGGGACTACAGCCGTATTTCTTACTAAGTCAAATCAATTCCGACGTATGTTTGCTATGGACCTTAATGGTCCTGAAGAACCACCAACTGTTACTGAACTAACTAAAAAAGTAAGTGCTTTAATACCTAATGGTGTAGATAACTTTATTGAAAATGAGCAGAATCAATTTGTTGTTGCTTCTCATGCTCAACAAAAAACTGCTTTTTTTTACAACTACTATGTCTCGGGTGATGAAGTATTAGTAAAAAGCTGGAACAAATGGCAGCTTCCCGGTAATGTTTTATTCATTGCAAGCGATCAAGAAGAGCTTTTATTTGTTACTTCTAAATCTGGACATTCCATCACAATTTCAAAAGCTGATATTACCCAAAGTCCATCTAATGCAATCATTGTCAATAGCGATGGTTTTCGTGTTAATCCAAGTATGGATTACTTCACCTCTCCATCTTCAATCGTATATGACTCTACAACCAACAGCACCAAATGCTATCTGCCCTATACAAACAAGTCTAACTTAACACCAGTTGTTGTCATCAATGGTGATACTTCAACAGGCAATTATACAGACTCTGGATATAACATAACACCTCAACGTGGTACTGATGGTACTGGTGATTTCTTTATTATTCCAAATAAAAATATGGGTGCTGATACCTCGGCTAATCGTAACAAGATTACTGTTGGTTATCGCTTTGCTTATGAAGTCAAATTACCTACGATCTATTTTCGTTTAGATAATGACCAGGCTGACTTTACTGCAGGTTTAATCATCTCTAGAATTAAGATTAGCTGTGGCTTGTCAGGCGCTGTAGGTTATAAATTAAAAGGTAAGGGTAGTACTGAGTGGGTAGATGTTTCTCCTGTTCCTACTGCAGGTTTTTATCTTGCAGATGACATACCTTTAAACTCTCAAAGAGAAGTTACTATTCCAGTCCATCAACAAAATACTAACTTCGTTTTAAAATTATATGATACAACACCTTTCCCTATTTCAGTTGGGTCGATTATGTGGGAAGGAAAATACTCGCCAAGATTCTATAGGAGGCAATAGCATTGTTTAATCCAAAACATAATTTACTTGAAGAACAATTAGCCGCTTCTGGCCTCGAACTTAGTTTCTTTGGTCTCTTTGGTGGTGGTGGTGGCGGCAATGATGGATCTAAATTTGCAAAAAAGCAAGGTCAGAAAAGTTACGAATTTAATAAGAAAAAGTATGCGGCTGACAATGAAGCTCTAGATGCTAAGTATAAGTATCAACTTGAAAGCTATAATATTCAGAAGGATAATCTTAAAGATCAAGCCAAGCTTAAAGATAAGCTATCTATTGATCAATATAATAAGCAGCTTAAGATTAACTTTCTTAAGGACAAAGCTAATGCTAAAGCCTTTAATAAATCTGAACTTCTTTATGCAAAGGGTGTAAGTTTAGCGAAGCAGGCAGCATCATCTTCACAAGATGCAGCCCTTGCTCAACTTAAAGAGACCTTTATGGCTGCTGCCTTTGAGCAAGAGAACTCTTACATAGATTCTATGAAAGCTCAAGGTCAGGTCGCTGTGATTAACACCAGTGGTCGTACTAGAGCTAAGGCTATGCAGTCTGAGTTAGCTGAGTTAGGTCGAGATGAGGCAGTATTAGCTGCCTCGCTTGGTAGTGCTGAAAAACAGTTTTCTAGGGATTTATCACAACTTACTGATCAATTGGATCAAGCCCTTCTCCAGGCTAGTGCAAATAGGATGCTCAAACCAACCAAAAGTCCACTTCCTATTGCACCTTATAAATCTCTTATTCCTAAGATTCAAGAGCCTCAAGAGGTTGAGGACTTTCATTATGGTCCTAAGCCAATTAAATATGGAACGTATGTACCTTCTTCACAAGGTCCAACATTCGGTAGTGCCGCTACTGGTGTTCTAAGTGGTGCTGCAACAGGTGCAGGCCTTGGAGCCTCCATCGCCGCAGCCGGGATGGCGGGCTCTGCAGCCGGTCCTATTGGTGCAGTTGTTGGTGCAGGTATTGGTCTTATAGGAAGTCTATTTAGTTAATTAATTCAATGGCAAGACAATTCAAAGGGTACGCCCAAAAGAAAGGTTTCGCTGCTCCAGATCCTGGTTATGCTTCACTTTCTCGTATGCAAGAACGAGATAATGAAACGATACGTCGTATTCAAGAACGTCATGACCAGGAAATAAAAAGAGATGCGAACTACATTAATGATCTGAATGAAGTCAATCAAATTGAAAAATCAAATCGTGATGAGAACTTTGCTTTCTCGCAAGAGTTAGATGAGAACCGTCGCGATCAAGAAGAATTTGTAGAACAACAGCGTCGAGACAAGGCAGAGCAAAAGCTTAAAAAGATTAACGCTGAAGCACTTGCAGCAGCTCAGGCAAGAAATGATTTAGGTGTTTTTAGTAAGAAGCTACTTGAGTTAGGTACGAAAGTACTTAGTGATAGGGCTATTGCTAAAGAGCAGGCTGATGAGGTTCTGGCGATCCTCAAAGGTCCATTAGAGCTTTTAGATCCCGATAGGGAAATGGAAGATGCTTTAGATAAAACATATGTTGCTGGTGAGGAGGCAAGGCGTGAAGCTGGTCTAAATGGTGTCAGTCAAGGCACTGTGCAGTCAGCCCGTAATGCATCTCCTTATCTAGCTATTGGTAACTTGAATGTTCGTATGCGTGGAGCTATTGAAGAACTCAACAGCATGAACAACATGAGCGATCACAATATACAGATTGCTGACATCATGACCAAGTATGGTTTGTATGGTATTAAGCCTAATAAGCTTCATGATTTTGCTATAGCTGCACGTTCTCAAATATCTGCATTATCTAAATCATATGATAAGAACCTGGCTATCAACCAGTCTACTCAAGTAGAGCAGCAAATGCTGCAGAATGTTACTTCTAATCGTAGTGCAGATAGTATTAGTAAGATGTTCAGTACGTATCTAAATGGTACTGAGGATGGCATCAACCCACGCACTAGAAAACAGGCGTTAGATAAAGTATTTGGCGACGAAGGTCTATTTGCTAATACTGCATTAATTGGTGATTTAGAACTTGAAAAGATGCTTAGTCAGCCTATTCCCAATGGTGATGGCCGTTCATGGGCTGAAAGGTTCCCACAAAGAACTTTGGCTTTAATGCAGCAAAGAGTAACTACTACTAAAGAATTCCGTGACTCATTAGAGCAACGAACTGTAAACGAACAAAATAAAAATGCTGATCAGATTAAGGAACTTATCTTAGGTACTGAGGAAGGCTTTGACTTTCAACAGTTTAAGGCAGCTCTTGCAACTGCAGATGTAGGTGATACACACCGGACAATGTTGACTGAATTAGCTTTTGATCGTTCACAACAGGGTGTTCTTCAAGACAGTCTTATCGATAGTATTGAATACAAGTGGAGTACTGGTCAGGATATTGCCGACGATGTAAGGATGCTTCGGGGTGATAAACGTATGGAGTGGGAAGGCAAGTTATCTAATCAAGCTAAGCAATTCGAGGAGTTAGGTACTTCTGCTGCTGACCTAAAGAAAAGGTATATAGCGGTAGCAAAAACTAAACTAACACAAGGCAAAATTGTTGATGCAGATCAATCGTATGTGGTTGCAGGAGAAGAAGCTTATCGTCGATATGTTGGATATTACCGTGGTTACTTAAAGGATAGTCAAGACGCTCGTCAGGCTCACATAGCAGCTGAACTGCAGATACTAAAAGAAATAGAAAGCCCTACAGGTGATTTTGCAACAGTTGAAGCACAAAACCAACCTAACAAGTTTTCGTTCTTTTCTCCAGGTGGTGGATATTACAACGTTCGTACAAATCTTACAGCTAGTCAGCTTTCACACGTTATCAGTGCTGATCGTGCTGTACTCGATAGAGAGTTAGTAATTCCACGGGAAGTTGCAGAAAATCTATACAACTCAGTAAAAGAAGGTCGTCCATATCGGATGCCATATCAACTTGCCAACCTTCAAAAAACTGTTGGTTATGAAGCTGTACGTGGTTTGCAAAAACAACTAGATGTACTTACTAAAGAGAACCCTGAAGCCTTTCCACAAATAGAAGTACCTAAAACTTACAAAGAAGTTGTCAGTACTTATTCACCAGATAACCGAGTAAAAAGCGTGATCCAATTAATTCAACAACAGAATGCAAACTCTAATCTTCAAGCTGCATTAATGTTCAACCCTCTTAATTTTAGGAGGCCAGCATTCATGTCACCTCGTGTAGGTGCATCTTATGAGACTTTTAAGAACAATGCAATTATGCAGCCTTTGCGTGATCTAACAATGTCAGGTGAGGGTGGATTTACTTCTGGTAATCGTGGCATTGCTGGTGATTCTCCAGATGGTGTTCCTGGTCTTGACCGGAAGACTGTCGGTGAATGGAAACAACTTTATCAGCAAGGTTGGAATGCATTAGGTGCTTTTCAATTTATTGGTTCTACTTTTAATGGGTCTATCTCTAGGCTTGGTTTGAGTGATGATACTGTCATGTCAGAGGATGTTCAATATCAACTCTTTGATGAATTAATGCTTGGTGGTGTTAAGCGTCCACGTCTTTCTGCTTATTTAAATGGTGAGTCAAATGATCTGAAGGGTGCTGCTGAAGACTTCTCACTGGAGTTTGCTTCTGTTGCCAACCCTAATACAGGTATTACTTCATATCCCGGTGTTGGCGGTAACGCTGCTTCTATTGGTTCTAATGATGTTATGACCTTACTACAACAAATCAGACGGCAAAGGATGGGTACTAACTAATGGAATTTCAAAGTAAAGTATCACCTGAAGAGTACGAAGCTAGTCAAGAAAAGCTGCTAGAAGATCTATCTGATGATGAACGTTATCAGAAAGAAATTGAACAGCAGGAAGCCTTTGAAAAGGAGCGTGACGAAAAACTCATGCAACTTGATATGGAACGTAGTCAGATAGATGATCGACTAGAACCTATTACAGCAGATCAACAGGCTGGTGTTACCACTAATTCTCAACGTCTAGAAGAGCTAGCAAAGATGAGTGGTGATGGTGCTAATACAGATGATTGGTATAAAAATAATGTAGGCATGACTGAAGCTGAGATTATTGAAGCTAATGACGTTTCAAATAATCTTGTCTTGCAAGGTCTGGGTGCTATTCCAATGGGTCTTGCAGATACTGTTGTTGATATTGGTACCCTTCCCTTTGGTCAGGCTGGTCAGGACTTTGATGATTGGTGGGATGAGACCACTAAATTTAAGAATAAGTACATGCAGGCAGCACGTAATATTGCTGGTGTTGTTGTACCTATTGGTGGTCTGACTGGTCTTGCTGCTAAAGGTATTAAAGCAGCCAAGCTAGGTAAGTTAGCTACTGGTCTTTCTATCTTTGGTGCTGATGTAGCTATTGACTCTGCGTTTATTGCTACGACTGATCAGGGCAAAGACGATAATGTTTTTAGGGTATTAGATGATGCCTTTCCTTGGCTTAATATTCCTGATAATATCAAGACATTAGATGAGGATAGTGCTGAAGTACGTCGTATTAAAAATATCTATGCCAGCGGTCCGATGAGTGTTGTAGGTAACATACTTGGTACAACACTTGCATACCGCGGCAAACTAAACCCATTTAGCTGGTTTAAGCCAAAGAGTCCACAGGCAGAAGAAGCGCTGAAGACAATGAAGTCAACTCAGGTTGACCCTGAATCATTGTTAGCTATCAATCAGATTGATACAGCACTTACTACTCCTGAGAACTTAACTAAGATTGAGATTAGTACTCTTAAGAAAGCTAGGCAGAAGATCTTAGATGATATTGATGAAACAGGTGTTAGTCAGGCTACCTCTAACCCTATACAGGCGCGTACTGAACGACAACTTGATGCTAATGACATTGAGCTTGAAGACGCTGCTATAAGGAAGCTAGAAGCTGATCCTCTTGGTACTAACTTCGAGCCTGCTATTACACCAAAGCTGGCGGCTGAAGGAACATTGGGTAGAGAAGCTGTTAAAGAAGGAGCTGTTTATCGTAATGCTGCTGAACTTACAGCTATCAACAAAGGACTGGTCAATGGCGATCCGCCGAAGCTAGTGTCTGAAGCGATGCTTCGTAAGTTCCTTAAGGCTGGCGGTTCTTCCCGTGAAATGGTCGAAGGGCTTCTTAAGAAGGTCACTGAGGCTGGTGACTATGAAGTCAATGTTGGTAGGTTCCGGTTTAGTAAGGCGCAGATGGATGAAGATGCATTTGATACCTACACCAAGATTGTTGCTGCTAACGACGCCGATGAAGTACGTCGTCTTTTCAGACGAGATACTAAGAACTTGGCTGATGGGACAATTGAATATATTAGTGAACCTGACACGATTGCCGCTGGCTTTGCCATGCGTGAACTTACTGATCGCTTTTTAGGTCGTCCTGTTGCAGCTCAATCCGCGAGGGTTATGAAAACTCAAGCACATGAGATTGGATCTTTATCTCTTGCTGCTAAGGAGTTTGAAGGTATGGTTGATCAAGCTGATGTATATGAGCAGGTAGCAGATAAACTTGCTGTACTTACTGAAGAGTACGCTCTCAGCAAATATGTAGCCGGTTGGCAGCTTCGTAATAAAAACTTCTTTAAGTCAATTCTTGGTGCAAAGGACGCAAATAATATTGCAAAGATGACTGTTGATGAATTTAATGTTGCATCTAGCAAGTCACATCAGCAAGCACTTAACCTACGTAAATCGCTAATTGATGCATCTAAGGAAAACCCTCAGATGATGCGTCCTCTTATGGATGCTTTTGTTCTTAGTAATGGCAATGTAGATACTATTGATAAAGTTGGTAAATGGGCTTTCCAACAGATTAATCCACGTAATTACTTATACAACACAGAAGGTATGAACCTTTTTTCTAAGGGTTTGACTTCTGTTGTTCTTAATAACGTGTTGTCAGGATTGTCTGCAGGTCGTGCTGTTATTGCTAACACTGCAGCTCTCGTACAAGCTCCTATCAGTGCTGCTCTTGGCACTGGTGCTGTCAATTTCTTTTCTAAGGATGCTGATGAACTAAAGCGGTTCATGTATATCCATGGTGGATGGGGTGAGACGAACCGTCGTTCTGTATCTAATGCATGGAAGACGATGAAGACTGTCAATGCTGACCCCACTGCAAACCTTGATAAGATCCGTGGTGATCTTCAAATGTTTGATTCAAAGACTTGGGACACCATTGATGACGTAGCAGAAACTACTTGGAAAGGTAAGAATCCCGGTGCGTACAGCATGTATACATGGGCAAAGATCCAAAAGGATATTGCTCAGTGGCCTGTCATGCGATGGGGTACAACAGCTATGTCTGGTGCTGATGGTTATGTTAATAGCCATATGGCAAGCAAAGTTGCACGTATCCGTGCTTATGACAACGTAGCTCGCTCCGGTGAAGAGATTACTGAAAAGGCACTTAGAGCCGCCGAAAAGAAGGTTTATTCCGAAATGTTTGATGAGTCAGGTCGTATGACCGATTGGGCTGCATCTCATATGTCAGGTGAAGTTGCCTTGAACCTAGATAACGAATGGGCAAATTCAATGTCTGGTGTTCTTAATCGTATGCCTTGGACACGTCATTTCATGATGTTTCCACGTACTGGTATGAACGCTCTACAAGTTGCAGGTTCTTATGTAGGTGTTAGTGCTATTCCAGGCGTCAGCAAGTACAGCAAAGTTCTTTATGCCAAAACCAAT